TTCTCGAACGGAAACTTGCCACGAATCGAAAAGATGTCATCCTGATAAACCGAACCGACAGAGCGATAAACGACGAACGCCCAACTCATGTATTTCAGGTTGCGGTAAATCGAGTTCTCGCTTTGGTTATTCAACTCAACTTCATTCCGTGTCGAGTTAGCCAAAAGTATCCGATGGTTGGCAAGGGGGAAGTTGCTCGGTGGGTTCAGGCTATCTTCGGGTAGATTGAACTCAACCCGATAAATGACCTGCGACCCGTTGCCTGATACCGTTGCATAGACATAGGGCGTGTCTTGGCTGTTCTCCTCGCTTGGTTGCTGTCCGTACCACTCCATAGCGTAAACGCCATCCACGCTCGGCTCTTGTCCCTCTCCTGCTGGCTGTAAACATAGTCGAGTCTTCCAACCTGCTACGGGGTAATTCTGATATGACCAATCGACTATCTGAGCGAACAACCACTGCGACAAAAACAACTCATCACCTGCGACAAGTGGCTGTGCGAATTGAAGCGTCCGTTGCAGATAAACCGCTTGGGCAAATGCGTAGTTGTCCGTTGTGTCGCACTCGGCATTGAATGTCCTTGATTCCAACACGACCGAGTTGTTCAGGTCGGCAAATGTCCAAGATAGTGGCTGAATGTCGCAATATACCTCGTTCCAGTTCAGGTTGATTGAACTCTTTCTGTTGTTGAAATCAACCTCGATAAAGCAGTTACCAACGCCCGGATAACCATTGCCATTGAATGTGCCTGTTATCGTTGTGCATTGACATGGGTCGAGCGTAAATGTAGTCGGTATAAATGTGAACGCCTCGCATCCACAAACACGAATTGAACCGGTATGCGTTCCTCCATCGTAGTTACACAGCCTTAATTCGACCGTATCGCCATCGCATAAGTTACCGAAGTTTATGTTCCAATTTCGGTCAATCCCGACCGTGATAGTTTGATTATTTGCCATTAGAATTCACAAGTAAATTGAATAGTTCTTTCGCCAAGATTAGCGTTGATTTGATTGATTCGGGCATTCACAATCGCCCCGTATGGTGTGCGTAGTCTGACCGTTCTGTTCACATCGAGTTGCTGTACGAGTTGGCAGTTGGCTCTGACCGTAAGTTCGGCGTTCCAGAATCGGAATGGGTTAATGTTGGGGTCGTCAATGCGGTGGAATTTATCGTATAAATCGGACTGACCTGAATTAACCATCGCAGGCATATTTTGGACGCCGTTGTATATTTTGACATAGGCGTCGGTGTAACTCTGCCCGTCCCAAATTAACATCTTTGGATTTGACGCAGTGCCTTTTGCCATAAGTAACGCACGGCTAAAGTTGCTTAAATTTCCTTGAAATATAAAATTAGCAAGCGGTCTGTTACCATAATTTGTAATTATATCTGGCTCGATACCATCATTCCTGAATCGTGCAGGTGAGTATGATAATACTTTCTTGTTCGCACCCTCCCAATTCGGGTTAGCACCATAGTCGAAATAAACGGTGTACCTATTCCTGTCCTCGTTTCCTACATCGTCCAAAGCGTCCATTGTTGCCTCAATTTTGATTGAGGAAAATAACTTGCCCTCGTTATAGGTAAAGCAAACACCATCTAATATGTCGCCTGTTTCTTGGTTTATATCAGCGTCATAAATAGGTGGCTGACTTAAATAAAAGTCTTTGCGCTCAAAGTATAATTGCCCTTGACTAATCCACCAACGAGCGTTAAAGTCTTTGGCAATCGTATCAAGCCAAACAGACATAGTTGCTATTGGTCTGTTCTCGCTGATGTAGCCAACGGCAGAACGACTGCCTGCATCGGCTGGGGCGTTAAAATATAAAGCGTTGTAGTATTCGCTGTTCGGGTCGTTTAGGATTGATGAGTTGAATTGGTTAATTCCGCATATTTGACAAGCATTCTCGACATATTGCCGATAAAGTGGAGTCGGATGTTTGCGACCACAACCGATGAATGATTGTGCAAGCCTATCCAACAAGTCATCGTATTCTTTAAACAAATGAAATGGGTCTTGAAATACTTGGTCACAAAATGGTGGTGTTAAATCTTCATTAACGCCGGGAATTAAGTTTACAATAAATTCTAATTTTTTTAGAATTAAACATATTCCTATTTGAAACAATGATATAAATGTAAATATTAACGCTAATGCTGGCCAAATAGCAGTGCCTATAAAAAGCAGTATAAAGCATATTTCCAACAAAACCGCCATCAACCAATTCGGGCGTAATTCGTTGCAATACACAACGAGGGGGAATCGTGGATTTGCATTAGTCTGACCTGTTATCGGGTCGGTGTATGGATAGTTAAAATACCCATTCTTATTCGAACTTATCTCATACTTGTTCAAGCATTGATAAATTAACTCGTCTGGGTCTTGTCGTGTCAATCGTGCCGTAACAAAGCAATCACCCGTACAAAAGTCCACCATATCGCCCCGAATGATAAGGTCTCGATATACGGGGGCGTTACAACAATCGTCCCAAATCTCGACATTGGCGGATTGGTTCAAGCCGTTTGGATTCGCTACCATCAAGGGGTAGATGATTGCAAACGCATCGTCATAGAACTTCAACTGATTCGTGTATGACTTTTGCGTCCGACCCGTTTCGGAATCACGAGAGTAATTCAGCGTAAAGTCTTCCAGTCCCTCAATCCTGCCCTGTATCGGCGTGCCGTTTATTTTGACCTGTAACATCAGCCTATCCTCCTCCTAAGTCTGCGTATTTCGGTTTGGCTTCGCTCGGTAATAACCGCAATGCCTCGATCGTTTATAGCCACATTCGTATGCGGAATGTGCTTGGCGATGGCTTTCCCGATAATGTCGGGGTCAATGCTTTGTTGCGTGCCGGTTCGCCTCATTCCAGATGTTGCCAACTCAGCTAAGAATCCAGCCTCTTTGTCGCTAATCTTTTTGTCCTGAGCGAGGTCTAATAAAGCAGAATATCCGGGTTGCATATTGATATCAGCAGGCACGACACGCTCGTCAGGGGTCAGGATGGCGTGAACCGAATCACGACCACGCACCGCACCTCGCATCATTGGTACTCGCTTCGTTCCTTTGTTGTAGGGCATGGGTTGAGCGAGGACGATACCTGCTTGAATTGCACCTGAGGCGATGATGAAAGGCGATATTGCCCCGAATGATGCTATGTTGGTTGGGTTTGTCAAAGCGACTGCTGTGTTAATCGCAATCTGGGCAATCGCAGCGATTCGGTCTGCAATGGCTTGCTTTCGTTTGATAGCACGCATTTGTTGGTCGTATTGCTCTTGGCTGATTAATCCTTGTTGCCTTTGATTCTCGACCATATCTCTCTCCCCGTCTATTTCCCTCTGCTTATACGCTAATATAGTATTGGTAACGCCCTCCGCTGTTTCGCCTGCTAATTTAGTTATTTGTTGTTTTTGTAATTTCTTTTTATCTACATCGCTCAGGGTTATCTTGTCCTCAACATCGCCAACATCTATTCCGTACTTTTTGCGGAGGGCGAGTAATGCTTTTAAATAATCTTCCTCACTTGACAAACCCAAACTATGCTTCATATTAATGTCCCTCAACTCTGTCTGCATGTCTTTCATGCGTTGTTCCTCGGCAAGTTTTGAGGCGTCCTCTAATCGGTCAATTCTTTTTAATCTTTCTTGTTCGTCAAAATTATCACGAGCGTCAGCGGTCTCCTTATCTGCTTTTAATTCACCATCCCTCCGCTTCTGGTTATCCTCGAACTCTTGGTCTTCTAACTTCTTCTTTTCAGCAAGTTCTTTTTCTCTTTCTTTCCTTGCCTTTTCTGCCAATTTTATTTCTTCTGGCGTTTTCGGTTTTGGTCTGTTTCGCTCTTTAATTTCATCCTTCATCAACTGCACTTTTTGCTTCATGGCGTTGATAAGTTTCAGCGTTTCGACCTTTTCTTCTGCGGTAAGTTCAACACCAGTAAGAAACTGATAACCGCCAATCATTTCATAACCTCTTGCAATCTTTTCCTGCTCTTTTATTTTCGCCTCTAATACCTGAATAATTTCTTCCTCACTCTTTTTTTCTTTTTCGAGGGTTGCTATTTGTTCTTTTACTTGGTCTTGTTGCTTGTAGTCAGCAAGCAATCGCATCCGCTCGTTCTGAATATATTGCTCTTGTGTTTGGTTGATTTCAGTCCACCAAGTTAGCAAGTCAGCAAGCACCTCAGCACCGCCACCGCTTCCATAAAACCGCTCACCAAGGCTTGTCATATAACCTTCCCAAGCGTTTTGTAATCGTTCCATGTTGGCTGTAATATTGCCCGACATCTTCTCAACATTGCCACCAAATGCACGCTCTGCCTCCTCCGCAAACTTGGGCAGAACTTCATTGGCAAGAAGTTGACCTGACGCCATCATCTTGTCGAGTTCCTGAGTTGTTACACCCAATGCTTTTGACATTATACCCATAGCCGACGGCATCGCCTCTGAAAGTTGCCCTCGCAATTCTTCGGCACTGATTTTTGATTTCCCAATCATCTGAGTAAGTGCCGTCATTGCACTCTTGACTTGCTCTGATGTTGCCCCCGTACCAGCCAATGCCACCGTCATGGACTTGAATATTCTTGACGCCTTTTCGACCTCCATACCAGACGCTTTTGCAGCACTGGTAAATTGAATATAATTATTAGTAAGCGACTTGTACGATATTCCCAAATCGTTTGCCATCTGCTTGAGGTCGCCAAATGTTTTTAACGCCTCATCATTACCGCCTGCAAGGTCTCTCATCCTGACCTCTAATCCTTGCATCTCAGCAGTGGCTTTCAATACGGCTTTGCCAAACTCAACTATCTTGTCGATGGCAAACGCACCAGCGACCATCGTACCGATTTTACCAAGTGCTTGGTCTAATTGGCTAACATCCTTCTTGGTCTTGTCGGTAGCGTTACCGAGTTTGTTCATCCCATCAACTGCTGGCTGGGTATCGGCAACTACACGGAATATTATATTTTGAGCCATATCAATTCGATTATTATCCTTTGTATGGCGTGATGCCTAATGACCGGGGCGGTCATGGCAAAGATACGAATTTTTCGGGTTAAATTAATTTCAGCGGGTCAATACGCCTGCCTTTTTTGTCGACAAAGTACAACACCTTGCCGTTTTCATCCACCACGGGGCGTATCGTGCCTCGTCTTAATTTTCGTCCTATGCCCATATCAATCTTTAACTGATTCCCGAATTGCAATACCACAAATTACCCCGATTAAAAAGACCAGAACTATCATACTTTGACGCTTTTTTGTTTCAGATGCAGTTCGTACTTCCAAGCGTTGACCGTAGATGCGTACTCCTCGATGCCCATCTTCTCGAGCATTTTGATTTCGGTGAGCGAGCCATTACAAAGCATTCGGTGCATTAGATTCACCTCGGTCACGAAAGTTGAGAATTCATCAGCCCAGTTTCTGCCAAGGGAAAGATACTCTGATTTTGGTCGCTCGACTCCATCAAAGTCCTTTGAAGGATATGCATACGGATATAGGCGTCGGAGATGTCCGATAAGTCCATTGTATAGCGTACTGCCGATTGAATAAAAAAAAACCGTGCATCGTCGTCTTGTTTCCATAGGTCTAATTTTACCCGTTGCGTCTTCGGGTCGAATTCCATCGGGTCTTCATCAGGATGGACGACAAACACACACGCCAAGTCTTGAAGAAGCAACTCGTCTGGAATGTCATTGATGCGTCTTTCGAGTTGGTCGAACTTGGAGAACCCTCCGACAATATCGCCCCTGTTCAGGTCGTCTTTAATCTCCTTGAACGCTTTGACGAGTCGGTCGGGGGTCAGTCCCATTGATGCCCTGCGAACGGCAAGGTCGGCAGGAATTACCCGATTCGCTGGTATATCGCCCCAAGTCTCGAATGTCCGCCACTCGATGCCTGATGCGTCAGTGTAAATTGGTTTTAAGTTGCTCATACGCTGGCAAAGTTACCCGATTTTGCGAACCTATCCAAAAATGAACGGTGGAATGTCCAGAGGTAATAAATGAAGCAGTCGAATAAGTGTCCGTGCATATTGGTAGGGGCGATTTTCTTGCCATCGTCGCCTCGTTGCATCATTTCGCAATCCTCGACCAGATACTTACACGCTCGGTTGATTAGGAGGTCTGGGTGTTTTGACAACATCGAATTAATCAATACAATCGTGTCCTTGCTGTCTGGGTTGGACGAAAGTAGGCGTATCTGGGCGTCCGATAGTTTCAATGCCCCCTTGACCGCTTTCCAGTTCGTAACGCCTTTCATCGTGGCTGAGCGGTTTCTACCTGATGCGTCACCGGTTAGGATAAGGCGTGCAGTATCTGGGTATCTTGTTTTGATTCGCTCGCATAGTTCGTAAACATCGGAGTTCATGATTCGCTCTTCGCCTAATACCCTGATGCGGTTTCGTGACGGGTCGTGCTGAGCGTAAATGCAGGTCATAGGCGACACATTGAAGTCCATTGATACATAGATAGGCAAATCGGGGCGTTCATGAATATCCGCCACATGCTTCTTGTGTTCGAAGCAATACGCCCAGACGGTTTCCTGCTTGGTGACGAGCATTCCCAACACTTCACGCTTGAATGAGTTCGGGTCTAATGTTCGCTCTAACTGCTCGATGTAGCCGGGTCTTAAATTGTGTTGGTTGGCATACGACTCGGCTCGGATTAATTTAATTCGTCCGTTGCTGGTCTTGGCTTGGCTTTCCAATTCCCGATAATAGGCAACATTGTCGGGCGGTGTTGTGGCGGTCTTAATTCGGTGGCGTAAACCTAACTTCTTGAAAGTCGTCCCTCTCGTCCTTGCTCTGCACTTGTCCAAAGCCTCCTGAAAGTTCCGCACATCTCTTGTCTCGTCAATGCTTATGGTGTCCCACTCTGAGCCG